AAAGTTCCTAATGTGTTGGTTGCGTTTGTTACATATTTAACATATTCTTCAGTTGCTTCACCGGGACTAATAATTATAGTACCACCTCCTTGGGCTGTGGTTGGTAAACCACTTGAGTCAGTTAATACAATAGTAGTAGAACCAGTAGTAAGAGCACCATTTAAAGTAGTAGAGACATTACGTCCTACTCCCCACGTTCCCGTTCCACCTGCCCATCCGCCTGATGTACCAGAAGCCGCATAAGTAGCTTCTATATCTGTAAAGTAACGGAAATTGTTAGCCCAAACAGTAAGAACATTAGGCCAAAATTCAGGTTTTTCCATCCAAGACCAATTAGCATGGGTTTCAGAAGCTGCACCTTCCCTAGTTGGGAAATAAACGTAAAAAGAAGGAGCCTCATCAGTAGTTTCAGTTTCATCTGTTGCATCTGTAGTTAGAGTTCCTTTAGTAAAATATACTTTACACATACGTGCATGAGACTGTTTAGTCCAATAAGTAGTAGGAGAGGTAGTTAAATCGACATGCGATGTATCTAATGTTGAATAATAATTTTTAAGACGGTCGGTTTCACCAGTTCTGGTTGCAGCTGCAAACGTGTTTTTCTCATTAATATCAAAAACTATTTTAGCATTAATCCATTCATCAAAAGATAAATCAACACAGGGTTCGTAACCACTTGCGCTTCCACTTGCTTGTTTTAATTTTGCTCCACCATTGAGGAAAGTTCTAGCCTGTAATCCTGAAGCTCCTGTGAATAAGTATGATGGACGTCCTCTATAAGTTTTCTGATATGTAGATGATTCCCAACCATAACCAGCAGCTCTATCAGGATTTGAGCCTGAAGCTATCCAGTGAGAAGGTCGTGTAATAAGAGGATAAGCAGTAACTTTATTAGAATCTACGCTATCTTTATTAGTAGCAGATACTATCTTTTGAGTTCTAAGAGCGAAACCTCCTATAATCTTACGAGTAGCAGATGAAGTGTCTTCATGTGGTGGACTTCCGGGTGCTCTTTCACAATAAAAATCTAACATTCCTCTGTGAATGAAGTCATCCATAGTTTCACCATCTTTAGGTTCATAATTGGATAAAGTAACACAAAAAGAACGTTTTAAAGTGAGGTAAGATATAGATTGCCATCTATCAGACGGGCCGGGGCTACTATAAGAACTATATAACATAGCTACGGGGTTTGCTGAACTTACTCCTCCTTGACTTGAACCTGAAACATAATCTATAACATATGGAGAATTAGAACCAGATGCCATTAAAGCTGGTGTTTGTGTGGGAGACTGCCTCCACGCTGGAGAACTGTCTAAGTTTTCTATGTTAAAGGTTATATTTATCTCTGGTTTTACTAGAGAAGTATTAGTAGCACCTATGTTCTCAGTCCCATTTAGGTCTTTATATTGAGAAGATAAAGCAAAATCCAGAGGCATAGGGAAAGGTACCGCATTCATAGAAGCCATAAGATATTGATTATTTACAGCTCCACTTACCCCATAAATATTACTACTATATTTATTACCAGCAGTAGTACTGAAAGCCCAATATTCTGACATAAGCATAGATTGGCCTCCAGTGTCATATTTATCCTTTGTTAATTCTATAGATGATTGAACTAAAGGAGCATCTTGATTACCTCCTGCTTCCCATGCGGTGGTATTATCTATAGTTCCACCAAATTTATTAAATATAGTATTATTAGGATTTGCTACAGTTTCTTTATCTCCCATCTCTGGCATTGACATTGAATGGTCGTATTTAATGTAAGATTTGATTTTAGAATGTCTCCAATAAGGAGGATAAGCAGTATAAACGGCTGCTTCAGTACGTTGGTCGTCACTATTTTTCCACAAACCTTCTGGTTTTCTTTTCTTTTGTGGTTTGACAAATAATCTACCTGTACGTTTATGTATAGCTGTAGTGCTGAGCATGGTTCCACTTTCTTTGGCATCCATGATGTCACTATATCTGTGTTTAACATCAGTTTGAGTAATATTGATATTAGCGAGAGGTGGATTTCCTTCTGCTAATTGACCAAAATTATATAATAAAAAGTTAACTCCCTCTTCATCGTCAGTACTACCGTAGAACATACTTCCATGTCCTCCTACAAATAAGTTATTGACAACACCTGTGGCATCTGCGCCTTCAGCTTCTGATAAATCGAAATATGGTTTTGAAGAAATGGTAACTCCTCCAGCTGCATTAATAGCCATGAAGTCTATTTCTCCTAATGTTTTATCTGCTCCATCAAAGTTCTCTTGAACATATGGAACAGTAGTATCAACGTAAGTAGTGAAAAGGTCTAATTGACCGGGTGAATCGGTATTGGAGCCTGAAGTTGAGAGTTGTAACCCTCCTTCGGATATTGAAACGTTATCTCTTATCTTATATGTAGATATTTTAGGTAGAGTAGCTGATTCGGATAAATCGGTTCCACTACAGTATAGCCTTAAATGTCCTCCAATAACATCTCCAGCTCCAGTCTGTGGTGAATCTGATACAACACCTGAGACAACATATCTATTAGCGTATGCTTGCCCTTCTAATTTAAAAGTGGCACTATTTGTAAGGATAGGCGTATCTTTATAAAGTGCGTTTAATTGTACAATTCCAGTTGTATCCATATCATATCTTTCATAAAATCTATTTCGTTTTACTTCTACCATTATGCTACTCCTCCAAATACGTCCATTCTTATTCTACTTTTTCCTGCTGTTAATCTACCTACCTGTAAATTAGCAACTTGTAGTCCTGAACCTGTATTTGCTATATTAGCGTCGACACCACCATCGAGTTGGTCTCTTAATATACTTTCCGTGCGCTGGTTATTTATAACTTGCCCTGCTTGGTTAGGCATAAACATCTCTGGACCCTGTTCTCCAACTAAATATGAACCATTTCCGAGATATCCACCACTTGCCATAGCCTTAACATAACCACCTGTTTGACGGCCGGCCCTATTTACTAGAGGGTCCGAAGTATCTGCTGTTGATGCTGCTGCCTCCATAGCAAACAAAGGCCAAGTACCTAAAGTAATCTTTTCATTGTAACCGGCCCATCCCCAACCTTCACCTCCTATTCCGGGCACCCAATCAGGTGCGCTAAAGCTAAAACCACCTATATCAATTTCCATCTCAATATTGGACATCATGGTAGATAAAGCGTTCCAAGCTGTTTTAAATGCATCTATACCAAATATAGCGGTTAAACTTATTGCATTTTTCATACTTGCTGCAATACCTGTAAGTTTAGCGGGAAGTTCCTCGATGAAAGTGAGAATACTACCAAACATAGCTTGACCAAAATCCATAGCTGAGTCGAAGGTATCTAACACAACCTGACCACCATCCCACCACGTTGATAAAGCCGTAAATGCATCCGACCACCACGTAAGAGTAAGCCATCTTAACCATCCATCAGCAGGGTCAAATAACTTCCAATAAAGAGATGTGAATCCATCTACAATAGCATCAGTTATTACACTATTACCTATATAATACATAACTATATCATAGATATTTTTAAACATATCTGATACAACATATAATAAATAACCGAAAACTCCACCGAGTCTCATGGCTATATCCATTCCTACTTTCTTAAACCACCAACCCATTTCAGACAAAGCATCTTTAGCAACGTCCCCCATATTTTGAACACTATAACCTACATATCCTATAGTCTGTGCGGTTTGCTCCCCAATTAGTCCTATCTTGACCATCCAATCTACAACTCCAGACATCTTTTCCATGATAGCAGCCCACATATTAGCCACTCCGTGTCCAAAGTCTACGAACATTGTTTTAATAGGTTCCATAATACCCATGAGTTGAACTCCCCATGCAACGAAAGCAGCAATAGCAACAACAATAATAGCTACGATAGCCACAATAGCACCAACAACGGTACCTAAGGCTGCTGCTACATAACCAGCCACAGTATATAGTCCTTGCATAGCCATAGCTAATTTACCTATTTTTGCCGCACTACCTACTGCTTTTGTAGCTTTTGCTCCTGTTCCAAATTTCTTAGCGTGTCCAGCTTTTGCTGCATCTTTAGTTGCGAATTTACGACCTTTTTTACCTTCCCATCCATATCCTGCTTTCTTAGAACCTGTTATTTTAGGAGTTTTAGCTCCTCCTGCTCCCTTTCCTCCTACTATTGGCATACCAGATGCGTCTACAGCACCTGCACCTCCACTAGCTCCTGCCTCACCTTGGGCTGCCAGTGTAGCTTGACCTCTTGAGGCAGCTAATCGGCCTTCAGATGCACTTAAAGCCTCATTTACACCTATTTCTGTAGTTTTAGCAGCAATAGCACCTGTCACCGCTTTTGTTTCAGCGTCCGTAGCTGCTTTAGAAGCCGTTAACCACGTAAAGAGTCCTATAAATCCTTGTACAGTAGCACGAATACCAGCCGTAAGACTGAATAATTTATTTAACATTGAAAATTGAATAACTAGACTTGTTAGCTTAGGCCCCATAATATCAATTACCTTCATTAATACCTTTATAGGTAACAAATAAGCTTTGAGAATACCTATTGCGGTTTTACCTGAACCAGAGAATTCACCCAAGAATTGAACACCCTCCTTTAATAGTGTAATTAAGGCCCTTACAGCCTCTACAGCTACCTCTTGGATAGTTTTACCGAACTCAGTTAATGTTTTATTTCCCTCTTCTCCCTCTACTAATAGGTCCTGAAAGCTTTTTATACCATCTAGGATAGCACTATGAAACTCATTCATGCCACCATTAACTCGCTCTATTCCATCATTGTAAAAAAATAGCATTTGGACATTATTCTTTAAAATCTGTATTTGAGCTGACATAGATTCGTTCTGAATCCTAACCATCTCATCTAACTCTCCACCAGCATTTTCTACATTTTCGACAGCCGTAGCAAATTCGTCTGCATTTTGAACTAAATGCACGAAAGCGGTTGCACCACGAACATTCAAGTCTTCAATAAGGCTCGTTAGTAGTTTAGTATTGCTTGCGGCATCGGGCCCAATGATATCTGAATATTCCTTAGCTATTACAGTCAAATCCTTCATAGAGCCATCTGCTTTCTTAATTTCAAGACCCATTCTAGCGAATGCGGCCGTATTATCGTCAGCGTGCTCAGCAAACTCAGCGAGAGCTTGCCTTAGACCACGACCTGCGATACCTGCTTCGAGTGCACGGTTGGTTAATATTTCCAACGCACCCAGTAACTGGTCAACTGATTGACCTGTAGCAGTAAAGAAAGGCATAGCGAACTTAACAGCACTGGATAAATCCTCATATTCAATCAAAGATTTCTGAATAACATGTGCAAACTTATCTGTTACTTCAGCTGCTTGTTCCATTTCCATAGAGAAACCCAAGAGGGTCTGAGTAGTCAATTTAGCTATGGTATTATGGTCTCCTTGCACAGCCATAGATAACTTAAGTGTTGAAGGTAAAACTTTCATAGATTGGTCTGCTGTCAAACCAGCCGATGCTAATTGATAAAGACCTTCTGCACCATTTTGCATCTCCATACCAAAAGTCTGACCAAATTGAGTAATAACTTCACTGGTTTCATATAATTCTTTACGTGTTAAATTAAACACAGAATTTGCATTCATTAATTCTCTCTCGAATTCCACGAGTTCTTGAGTGTTCTGTTGAAGTTTGTAAAACATAGCAGTTAGAGCTGAAATAGATTCTCTTAATGCGTTACCAAAATTATTCTTCAAGGCTTCAGCGAGTTGAGCAGCTTTCTTAGCAGCCTTTTTAGCTCCCTGTTCTAATAGTTTTATAGCAACAGTTTCCCCTTTGATAGCGTCCTTCACTATTTGGCGTGCGCTTTTCTCTTCTGCTAAATATTCCTGTAATTTGGTTGCATGTGTTTTCGCGTCAGTAGCACGTTGGTCGGCCATACCCTTTACTACACCATAAAAATCAGATGCCGCAGATACGTTATCCTTAAACCCACGGGATTCTTCATCCAATAAATCTAAACCTTCTAAACCAGCAGTTTTTTCTATTTGCCCAGTCTGCATCAACCACTTGGTTTTGAGACGCATCATCTTAATTTCTTCTTCACCATTACGTTGACGACGCTTAGCATTTTCCATTTCCAGTTGAGCTATCTTGACTACTTCTTTTTGTTGACCTTCTGCTTCTTTTCCAGTCTCTGCGAATAAATCAGATAACTTTTGAAAATCAAATGAGTCATGGATATTCTCTAAGTCTCCTTCTTCTCCGAATAATTTAATAGCTAAATCCGGAGAACGCTGTTTAACATGAGTAGCAAAATCTGTAAAGGCCCTTTTTCCAGCCTTAAAGGTATTTTCTATATGTTTAGCCCCTTTAGCTGAACCCATTGCTTGCTGAGTCTTTTTATATTGAGCCATAGACTTACCAGCAGTAATTTTAGCTCCTAAATTAGCTCTTGCTAAAGAAGAAGTGAATTTTTCCTGTCCCGCTTTTAATTTAGACCCTAAACTCTTTCTATGTTTTTCTACTCTAGACTGAATCTGCGTTAATTCTGTTTCTGCTGATTTTCTACGTTGACTAGCAGCCCTTACACTCATAGAATTCATCTTTTTATATAGAGCTGACGCACCTGCGCCAATAATTTGGCTGGCCTGTCCCATAGCTTGTTTAGATGGGAAGGCTAATCCTATAGCTACACGAGCTGCGAAAACTTGTCCGGCAAAACCCATAATTATTTACCTATCTCAATGCATTCCACTAAATGTCGGTGCGTGCCGTTTCTTTCCTACCATTTCCTCAAATTTGGCTCGTTGTTCTAGATACTTATGCCACGTGTGGCGTATGCTAGGTTTATTCTTAGCCATATTGGATATATCATTATCATCATATCCATCCATTGCATGTAACAACTCATATTCATTGAGAGCTGCTAACAATCCCCTCAGTTCTATTCTTGGTGTTTTCTTTATATCATTCCAACTCATATGAAGTTTACTCATAAGAGGGACGTATATTAATACCGCATCAGGCGATTCCGTCATCAGATTGTAAAATTTTCACCATCAGAGCTCTCTACACCCATTATGTAATTCGAGATTTTATATCTCAGTGATGTGGGTAACATCCCCCAGTTTTCAAGCATAATATTAGCTTTAGCTGGTTGTTTTTTGTTTGCTTTCTCTATCATAGCTACTATACGTTGGTTTCCAATCTTAGAATAAAATGCCATTTTATCACTTTCATCAGACCCTTCGGGTAATGCTCCAATCTTTGGTTCTTCTTCTTCTACCAGTTCACAGAACTGAAAGTTGAAGTCCTTTCCTCTATAATCTACGGTTCCATTCTGCACTTCATCAGTAAGTGCAATTAAATCCTCTATGCTCCATGCCGCTTGTTTCTTTTCTTCTTTTGTCATTTAAATCAATTCCTTTTTGTTTGTTAGAGGGGGGTCAATCCCCCCTCAGGTTACTACCTACCTCTCTAGAGGCCAGTAGTGGTTGCTGTAACGTCAGCAGCTGTTCCGAGTAATGGAGTTACATAAGACATAAACTCCAATGTCTCTTCGGCTGTGCCGTCAGCGTTTAATGTTACTGTGTGACCTTGTATACACATGTTTGGAACAGAAAATACTTCTACTCCATTTTTTAACTCTAAAAACAATCTATAACCGTGAGTTGTAGTTGGTTCTTCTAAACCGTCCCAAGGGTCGGCTGAACCACTTATACCCCAGCGGTATCCGTTGTTATATGTAAGGTCCCAAGTCATATCAATCTTCTTGCGAGTTAGCGTAACAGTTGTCTCTTTCTTAGCTTCGACTTTCTGAACAGAACGAAGACCAAAATAGGTAACGTCCTCATCTACAGCTCCGATTGACAAATCACAACCTGTTAGGTCTAATACTAGATTACCGAAAAGGTCGTGGGTACCTGCGGTTACAATACCAGAAGCAAGTGCTTCTGCAAATGTAGTGTATCCTGCGGCGCCAGTTCCTACGGTAGAAGCGGTTGTGCCGCTCCAGTGTAGACCAAGTGTACTCTCGGTTGCGATATACGCATTCATATCCCTGCCTAAAAAGTATGTCATTCTACCAATCCCCTCCGTCTAGGACAGCATTGTCAAATGTATTAGAACCAGTAGTTACTGTTGGCATTACTGTAGAGCCGAATTCGAGGGTTTCCTCGGATGCGCCATCTGCATTTAATGTCATAGTATGACCAGTCCATTCACACCCTCTTAAGGCGTAAACTGGTCCCGCTGCTGCGTTCTTAAGTCTTACATGAATTCTGTATCCGTACGGCCGGTTTGCGGCTGTTTGACCCTTTGTAAACTTAGGGTTGCTTCGTCCGTCATTAATATTCCAAGCGGAAGTTCCATCATAGATAACTCCAAATCGTGCTCCCATTCGCGCTGCATCAGCGTTACTTCCAAAGAAAGTGCTGGTTTTGCTTGGTCCGTTGAATAAGATGTCGAAATTATCATTTGTCTTCTTTTTGGTTATTGTGACGGTATTCTCTTCTCTTAACTGTACCTTATGGGTGCTAGTTTGTCCGAAGAATGGACCAACATCTTCATCACTAACCCCAATACTGACATCAACGCCAGTTACGTCTGAAAGTAAGCCACCTGATATAGAGGCACCATTTTCCATTGCCGGGAACACTGCGCTCCCTGTGGCAACGACTGCTGCTTCTCTACTTGTTATCCCTACGGAGCTATCAGTGCTCTGTGCGGATTCAGTGGTGACGAATACTTCAACGTCTCTTCCTAGGAAATATACCATCTTATCTTCTCCTTTGTTTGTTCGAACAACATTGCGAACATTTCATTCGTATGTTTATACTACTCAAGTCTAGTATATAAAGCTTATGCTATCATTGCCTCGTTTCCGCTATCAATCGAAGCTCTAGCCCATGCAAATTTAGCAGCAGTTCGTCCAAAACTAACAAAAGGTAACATCCATTGATTAACTTTAGGCCCTGAACCGGGCGTTAAATCACCACCAAAAGGGTTGTTATTTTTCATTGCATTTCGTGTTCCTTCCCATGTATCAGTTCCAGTCGCATCTTTCCATAAATTACTCATCATCCAAGTCTTTTCCTTTAACCATTGTGTAAATTTTTCATCTGCTGTATTTTTCCTTAAATTTGCTTGCATTAATTGGGATAAGTTATCCGCTACTTCAGCTGGTATTTTATAACCCACTACAGTTTCTGGATAGACATTTCGAGCAATACCTGCATCAAAATCACCAGTTACCCAACCATATAATAAATCGTCCGTAGCTTGACTACCTTGGGTTTCTCTGAGAATAGTATCATACATTTTATTGTTTCTCCAATCTAACCATTCTGCATCTCCTCCCATGCTTACTGAACCTATTAAGTCTATAAAGAATGTCATTCCATCAGCCATTTTTTCAGCAATAGCGGGTGTTTTTTGAATGTCCCACGGCTCAGCTCCTCCTCTATCTACTACCGTAAAACCAAAATTGATTAAATATTGTTGACCTCCTACATTAGTGGGAGCAACAAACTCAAAACCTTGTGTCTGGTCTATACCATCAAAAGCAGCATCTAATAAACGTACTCCAGTTTGTCTGGTTTGAAATTCTAAATACTCACCAGCAGAAGATAGGTCGTCTTCCTTCTTGGCACTCGATTCTATACTTTTAACAGCTGCAAGTAAATCTTGTGAATTGTCATCCAATGCCTCTTGTATCAACTTAATTTGTGAATCATTAAAATCATCAATACTACTAAGAGCTGTTTCAATATCAGCATGTACCTTATCTGTTTTATAACCACCCTTGTCGAATATGTCCATTGCAGTTATCTCAATACCTACAGAAGCTTCTTTAGACATTCTTACCATATTTTTAAGACGGTCATCTCCTCCTTGCTCCTTTAAGAAGTATACATAGTTTCCTTCCATACCTTTAGTGGAAATATCTACATTTTGTCTGGCATTCTGCCCATCCTTAGATTTAGGACTTAATGCTCCTACCTTACTACCTTTGAAAAACTGTCTATCAGAATCTTTATATCCACCTTGTTGAGCTTGCCATTTAGCTTGTACATCTGCATCAAAACTACTACCCCTATTTTCATTTAACATATCCATATTAATAGCAACCATACTTTCTTCGGCAGATTCACCTTTATAAGGTTTATAATCTTCAAAAATACTACCCGGAATCTTATTCGCATCAGGAGCTTTGAATTGACTTACAACACCAGTAGCTACTTGTTTAGCTAACTCAGAAGTTTCTTGGGCTACTTTATTCGGGTCGACTCTACCTAACTTACCTTTTCTATCTTTAAAACGAGGCCGATTACTGACACCCCCTACTAAAGATTTAGTATCTATATCTTTACGTGTACTAGGTAGTTGATTCATTCTAGCTAAATTTTCTAATTCATTGGCCCACATACCATCAAACGCATGTTTTGAGGGGTC